AGCCTCCGGGCCTTGGAGCACATGAATGCTAACTTTGAGCATGTTTATTTTATTCCTGGCAATCACGACTTGTATTATCGCGACAAGCGCGATATACAAAGCGTGGAGTGGGCAAGACATTTACCCAATGTCACTATATGCAACGATTGGTTTAATAGTGGTGATGTTGTTATTGCCCCTTGGCTCTGCGGAGACGATCACAAGCGTATTCCAAAACTAAAGGGCAAGTACATGTTTGGGCACTTTGAACTGCCTGGTTACTTGATGAACGCCATGGTAGAGATGCCGGACCACGGCGAAGTACGTAGAGAAGACTTCACAAACTTTGAACATGTGTTTACTGGACACTTTCACAAGCGGCAGACTAAAAAGAACATTACCTACATTGGCAACTGCTTTCCGCACAACTATGCTGATGCCGGAGATGATGAGCGCGGCATGATGATTCTAGAATGGGGCCGAGATCCTGTGTATCATGCTTGGCCAGATCAACCAAGATATCGTGTGCTGGGCCTGGCCAATATTATTGACAATGCACCTGCATTACTTGCAAAAGACATGCATGTGCGTGTGCAGTTGGACATAGAAATATCATATGAAGAAGCCAACTTCATCAAAGAAACTTATATCAAGGATTATAGTCTACGAGAGATGGCCCTGATACCCAACAAGAACTCGTCTGTAGATACTGATATGGCCCCTGGTGAGGTCAAGTTTGAAAGTGTGGATCAGATTGTCACAGATCAGATTACCAACATTGAATCAGAATTTTACGACAACAAACTATTACTGAAGATTTATCAAACTTTATGAAATTGTATTTCAACGGGTGTAGCCACACTTGGGGCGATGATTTGATTTCCCCGCAGACTCAATCTTGGCCTAGTTTGATTGCAAAAAATTTAAATTGCCAGTTCGTTAATGATAGTGTTAGCGGAGGTACCAATGATCGAATCATGTATCGAACTATAAAAAATATACACAATCATGATAAATTTTATATTGCATGGACCTATACCACTCGTTTCACAAGATACCGATCAGACAACAATTTCGATGTAAACTTTAATCCTCAATTGAAAAATAGTTTGTACGGAAATTCTCGAGAATTTAAAGATTACGGACAATTACACTATGCTGTTTGGTATAACGAACTGTATGCTTTTAAAATTTGGTTACAAAATATTATTCTATTACAACGGTTTTTTCAATCAGAAAATAAACCTTACGTTATGGTCAATGCAACCCACAACAATATTGACAAGTGGACGGTGAGTTGGCAAGACTTCAATTCTAGTGTACAATCATTAGTGTGCTTTGATCTTATGAACGACGATCAACTGTATGCAGAGCATTGTGAAATTCAACAGTTGATTAAACAAATAAACTCGGAACATTTCCTGGGTTGGAACACATGGTGGATTACTGATCTAAACAAAACATATTCAGTTGGATCAACTGGACATTTATTAGATCAAGGACAACAAGCAACAGCCGACTACATATTAAAATATGATAAAAATTAAGAACCTAACTGTTAGAAACTTTATGAGTGTGGGTGCGGCAACACAGGGTATTGACTTTGATCGATCAGATCTAACTTTGGTACTGGGTGAAAACCTGGACCTAGGCGGCGACGGCTCAAGAAACGGCACAGGCAAGACCACAATTATCAATGCGCTAAGTTATGCCCTGTATGGGCAAGCACTTTCAAACATCCGTAAGGATAATCTAGTAAACAAAACCAACGGCAAAAACATGTTGGTCAGTTTAGATTTTGGTGTAAACGGTCAAGAGTACAAAATTGAGCGTGGCCGTAAGCCTAATATTTTAAAATTCTATGTTAACAACGAACATAAAGTTTCTGAAGACGAAGCACAAGGCGACAGTCGCGAAACCCAAGATGCTATCGAGCGTGTGATGAACATGAGTCATGACATGTTCAAACATGTGTTGGCCTTGAATACTTATACTGAACCGTTCCTGAGTCTGAAAGCCAATGACCAACGAACTATCATTGAACAGTTGTTAGGCATTACTTTGTTATCAGAACGTGCTGACGCCATCAAAGAACTCAATCGGCAGACCAAGGATGCTATTCAAGCAGAAGAGTTTCGCATACGTGCTGTGCAAGAAGCCAACAAACGCATTGAGGAACAGATTGAAAGTTTACGTAAACGCCAACGTCTTTGGATTGCCAAACGTAATGAAGATGTGGGCAAACTGGAACAGGCGGTTGCGGATCTTGAACATATAGATATCGATGCTGAAGTTCAAGCACATAGAGATCTAGAAGCATTTCATGAGAAGAAAAAAGCAATTGATGGGGCCACGCGATACATCCGTCAAATTGATGCTGACGATGCTAAACTAAACCGACTGTTAGACAAACTCAAGACTGAAATTACAGCATTAGATGCTCACCGATGTCACTCATGTGGTCAAGACTTGCATGATGACAAGCAGGATGAGTTGAAGCAGGCCAAACAGGCCTTGGTGCAAGAAACAGCACTACAACTCCTGGCCAATGATACTCAACGCACGGAGCATACAGATACCATTGCTGAGATTGGCGTGTTAGGCACAGCACCCACTGTGTTTTATGATTCACTAGAGCAGGCACTTAACCATCGCAACACTGTAGAAACCTTACGAAAAGATTTGACCACACGCCAATCAGATGTGGATCCTTACGAGGAACAAATCACAGACATGCAAGGACAAGCCCTGCAGGTTGTGTCGTATGATACCTTAAACGAACTCACTAGAGTACAGGATCATCAGGACTTCTTGCTCAAACTGTTGACTTCAAAAGATTCATTTGTACGCAAGAAAATCATTGATCAAAACTTGAGTTACCTGAACGCAAGACTCACACACTACTTGGATCGTATTGGATTGCCACACACTGTGAAGTTCCAGAACGACCTAACTGTAAGCATTGAAGAACTGGGTCGTGAACTAGACTTTGATAACTTGAGTCGCGGCGAGCGCAACAGACTAATACTATCTATGTCATGGGCATTCCGTGATGTTTGGGAAAGCCTGTACTCGCCCATCAACTTGTTGTTTATTGACGAATTGATTGACAACGGCTTAGACACACAAGGTGTAGAAAATGCATTGGCCTTGCTGAAGAAAATGAGTAGAGAGCGCCAAAAATCAATTTGGCTTGTGAGTCATAGAGACGAATTAGCCGGGCGAGTAGAGAACATTCTCAAAGTGATCAAAGAGAATGGCTTCACAAGTTATAACACGGATGTTGAGTTAGCATAATGTTTGATTTTGATGTTATCAACGAATATCAAATTGAAATAACCACCTACTGTAATGCCGGGTGTCCACAGTGTCCCCGCAACAACAACGGATCGGGTGTTAATCCATATCTAACGTTGGAACACTTGCCTAGAGCAGTGATTAATCGCGCATTTGATGTTGACTTGTGCAACAGACTTCAACAGGTGTTCTTTTGTGGCAGTTATGGTGATCCTATCATGCATCCAGAGTTCCTGGATATCTTGAGAGATTTTAGACGCAAGTGCCCCACACTTTGGTTATACTTGCATACCAATGGCAGTGCTCACAATACTGAATACTGGCAAGAGATGGCCGAAATTATTAGTGGTTACGGCCAAGTTGATTTTAATATTGACGGTCTTGAAACAACCAATTGGCTCTATAGAAGAAACACAGATTTTAATAAAATCATCGCTAATGCTGGCGCATTTATTAATGCTGGAGGTCGTGCTGTTTGGAACTTTATTGTATTTGAACACAATCAAGATCAAGTTGAACAAGCACAAGAACTCAGCCGAAAGATCGGATTCCGAGATTTTAAATATCGTGCTACTGGCAGATTTTTAAATCATCAGACCATGGACACATTCAATGAGTGGCCAGTGCAATCGCGACAAGGGCAAGTTGAATATGTATTAACTCCTACCACATTAAAAAAATACAAAAACAAAAGTATTGAGATACTACCCAATCTTAAAAAGCAATTCCCGGACATGCAAGAGTATTTTGCCAACACAGAAATCTGTTGTGATTCGTTAACGGGTAAAAAAGTTGCCATCAATGCCAGTGGACTTGTGTTGCCTTGCAATATGTTGAATCACAATTTGACCGACGCTAGATTCCGTGATCAAGATGTATTGCCTTGTAGCAACGACCTTAGTAAGGTTGATGGTCAAAATCAAGTTCAAGAATTTGTCAATCGTCACGGAGCAGACAATCTGAACATTCATCACCGGTCACTCGAACAAGTATTCGAGAACCCATTTTGGGTAGACCTTGTGAACAGTTGGAAATATAATACATTTCCTGAACGATTGTTTGAGTGTGCAATGACCTGCGGCAAACAATTTACCAAAGTATGGGATCAAACAAAAATGACAAAAACATTCTTAATCACTGGAGGTAATCGAGGCCTAGGTTTACACTTAACTGAAACTCTCGGTGGTACTAGTATCAGCAGAGCCGACGGTTATGATATCACTAAAGATATAAACATCATTGCAGAGATGAGTTTAAAATATGATGTGTTTGTTAACAACGCATTTGATGGGCCGCCACAAGAGGCCTGGGCCAATTTTGCTCAGGCACAAATATACTTTGCTGTGTATGACGCCTGGAAGGCTGCAGGCAAAACAGGATATATTTTTAACATCGGTTCGACCGGCGCTAAAAATATTGTTGCTCCTGAGCCAAGATTTGAAACTTATAGAGTAAGCAAGGCCGCACTGGAACATGCAAGTTGTCAAGGTACACAAGCATTCAAGCAAAATCTAGTGCCTTTTAAAACAACATTAATCACGCTGGACAGACTGGACACAGAAATCAGCCGTAGCCGTCCTACCTGGACCGGAAACGGTATTAATTTAACTGATATCAGTAATTTTATACAATACGCTACTGCTGTGAGTCAAAACACAGTGGTGGAAGAGGCAACTTTTTACGTCAATTTCGATCACAAGGCATAACTATAACGCAAGGATAAATCTTACACTTTTATGACATGGCAATATCAAAACACTCCAGTAGAGACGTTGCCCGAAGACTGTGTGGGATTTGTTTACTTGATCACATGTAATCTCACTGGTCGCAAGTACATAGGCAAAAAATTAGCAAAATTTAGCAAAACCACATACAAGACTGTAAAACAAAAAAACGGCATAAAGAAGCGGAAGAAGATACGCTCCAAGATCGATAGTGATTGGAGAGAGTACTACGGGTCAAGCCCAGAATTAACCGCAGACGTAATCAAACTAGGCACCGAAAACTTTACCAGAGAAATACTTTACTATTGCAACTCCAAGTCTGAATGTTCATACATTGAGGCTAGAGAACAATTTTCAAGACGAGTATTAGAGTC